ACGTAGTCAAACAGGAACGTGCCAATGCCGAGCGAAGTCTTACCCACTTCGCTATTCCACACGAAGAAGCCGCGCGCGAGCGATCCTGACTGACCATCCCGCCGGCCGGGTATCTCAATGCGATGCTTCTCATCGGCCAGAAACACGAACATGTCACGGTCGGATGCGTAGAGCGTCGTGTTGGCTTTGGTGATAGCGACATCCTTGCCGAATTCACCGGGCACTTTGAAGTCACCGGTTACGCCGTCGCCAAAGCGATCCATCAGCGCCTGGATAACCTGCGTGTTCCAGACTCGGCCGTAGTTGGGGCCGGTCACCGCGCGGAGCTGCGCCTCGCCGTTGCGATACAGCAGCACACCGATATCCTCCACCTTGCGGGACTGCAGCCCGTAGTTGATACAGTCGGCCGCAAGCTCTCCGGGTAAGTCGCGCATGTAGGACGCAGGTGCGCCCGAGAGTTGCGCGAGCTGGCCAAAGCTCCAGTGCGTGAAGTTGACAGCCTGCCCACTGGGGCCTACCGCGACCAGTCCGCGCGGGTCGTTCCCAATCGGCCGCGCCTGGATCGCACGGCTCGACACGATCTTGGCCGAACTGTTGCCTTTGACGTTGGCTGCCATGGCGTACATTTCGGGTAATGATGTGAAGCGCTGGTCATCGGGGCGCGACGACCATTGGTGATTGGCCTGCATCAGTGTTGAATTGCTCATTTCGATTTACTCACTTTCGGTGTAGGACTCAGCGCCTACGAACTTGACACGTTAGTGTGTCGCCATAGCCCGCGCGCGCGAGCTATGACGCCGCGCTATCAGTCAGCTTGTCGAGCCATCAAGCCGCGCAACGGCAAGCGGTGCATGCCGTGCGTTTCGTAGTAGCGCAGCTTGCTTGCGATATCACCGGGCGCGAAGTCCCACGACGCCTGTTCACGCGTGGCAACGGAGGTGAGCGGGCCGGGCCACATCCGAATGATACGCCGCGCCATGTTGTGCTGGTCCAGGCTGTTATACGGGTCGTGGCCGTACGCGCTGGGGAACAAGCCCCAACCTGGGGGTTTAGGCGGGATAGCCAAGGGGCGCGTGGCGCGCATCGGCTTGGTGAAGGTCTTCATGCTGGTCACTCGTGTGTGGCTGTCGGGAGTCAAGATACTAGCACATGCTACGGTTTGAGCGTCAAGCATTTATCGTTATGAGACACACGTCACAGTAATAGCGGGTCGCGCATCACGGCAAGGTGACGGTAGACAGTCGGACGCGACAGGCCAGTGAGCATGACGATATCCCGCGCGCTGTACCCCTTCGAGCGCCAGCGCTGCACCATGGCGCGATTCTCGCGCGCTATCTGCGCGTTGTGCTCCTTGCCAAGATCAAGATTAGCCAGTTGCGAGTCGTGCAGGTGCCAGCGACCCCCACGTCCTGTGCGCTCGCCTCGAATGCTCGTATCCGCGTTGTCGTACCCCCAAGGGTTCTTAGCTCGCAGTCGCTTCCACCGCGCCTGTGAAGCTCTGGAGCCACGGCTGCGCTTTTTCGGAATGTACTTCACGTGTCACCTCAATAGTGGGTCGATTTCGCTGCGTTGCCGCGCCTGGGTCACCGCTGCATCGTGCAGGCACCGGTTCACATAGCTGCGGGAATGTCCTAGCGATTCGGCTATCACCTTGAGCTTAACCCCGCGCTTTAACAGCACCCACGCCTCCAAGCCTATGGCTACTCGCTGTAAGCGTTGCTCGTTCCGTCTGAAGCGGTCCATAAATCGTCTCCTGAAGGTTTAAACGCATGCATCCTACGTCAAACAACTACAAAAGTGTAGCTGTTGCGCTTCGAAATAGGAAAAATCCCACATGTCCCATGTCTCACAAACATGAGTCTAGATCAAGTCTCCCAGCCGTAAAATGATACGCAATGCGTATAACCAACACCGGATTTCTGTCAGCCTTTCTTTCTTTTAATGGGATAAGAGAAGCTAATGGGATTCTCTCTTAAAAACAGCAACTTGCAAGCGTCCCGTTTAGATCCCGTTTAGTCGAAACGGGATTAGCCCCTTCGCCGCAGGCGCCTGTGGCTCCTTCCCCCCGTCCAATCAACGACTTGCGCGCGGCGGCGCGACCGCCTAGATGGGGGTTCTCTATGGGCGATAAGCGAACAGGGGCGGGGGAGCCCCTTTTGGTAGCTTCATTCCCCCAGTACGGAAGCCGGCGCTTGCTACCAAGCGCAACGCCAAGCCCCTCCAACTTTGTCTCATAAGGAAGTTTGCAATCTGGTAGTCTCATAAGGAAAATTGCAATCATCCCCCTCAAGGGACCCAAGACGCCCCTTGCAAACCGGACCACGGCGGGGGCACTATCCCAAAATGAATTACCCTTACTGGCTTGTTCTGCTGCTCGGGCTCGACCGCTTCGGCGCGGTGCTCCTGTTTAATTGCCCTGACATGTGCATCAGCTCGTTGTGTTGGCTGGTGTTGAGTTACACCGGACACTTGCAGCCGCGCTCGCCGGATGAAGCGGCCCTCGTAATGCTGAGCATGAAGACGCTGAAGCTGTGGGCGTGGCAGGAAGAGTTGCTCATCCTGATTGGCAGGCTGTTGGAGCGAATCAGTCCGGGGCACTGCCTCCACTCAGCGCAGGATGAGCTGTTGACAGCCGCGCGCACTACCAAACTGTTGAAGTACGAACCATGAGCAGCACGCTAGACAAACTCGCCCGCAGTTACGCCGTGGAAGCGCTCGCGACCTTGCGGGAAGTGATGCGCAACCGGATGGCCAAGGATTCCGATCGGCGCGCGGCGGCTGACTCCATCCTAGATCGCGGCTATGGCAAACCGCAGCAGGCAATCATCTCTATCCCGGCGTCCAAACAACAGCAGCAGGCGCTAGCCGCCTTAGGGGATGATGAGCTGATGGTCATCATCAAGCAAAAGCCGCTGCCCCGCCTGTCCGCGCCGGACGATATCGAGGGGGAGTACGAAGATGTGGTGCAGTCTTTCCTAAAGCGCGATCCGCTGTTAGACTGATTGCGTCTGAAGCTCTCCGCGCGTCGCAGGTGTCCAACGCCGGCTGGATGGGTCCAGCCGGCGACTTTGAAGAGATTGCGCCGCGCCCCGCTATTGGACTGACCCCGGCGGGGAATGCTACCGTACTCCGCAATGAGCATACCCCAGCAAGCCGCCGCCGCTGAGCTACTGCGCCGCAAGAAGGCGCGTTCCACACTCGTTGACTTCTCGCAATCGCTCGACATACCGGGCATTCCCTCGTCCGAGCCGGACGAAGAGGACCCCGCGACCCGGATCAAGACCGCAGCCTTTCCCGAGGGGATGCCGGGCTCGGGCCGCCTGCGGGACCGGTTCGCTCAGTCAGAAATAACCTACCGGCCCGTCGAGACCAGAATAGCCGTGCACATGGTCCTCATGATGCAGGCGATTCAGCGCTGTATCGAGAAGCCGCGCGGCCGACTCATGATCTTCGCGCCCCCAGGCGGGGCTAAGTCAACCTACGCCAGTGTGCTCGGCTCATCGTGGGCCATGGGGCGACGGCCCAACACGCAGGTTATCGTGGGCTCCTACGGCGCGGCCATCGCGGCGAAACAGTCCCGCCGGGTGAGAGCCATCGCGAAGGACCCGCGCTACACGGCGATATGGGACACGAAGCCCCGACTGCTTGACGATCAACGCGCCGTGGACGACTGGAGCCTCACCAACGGCTCGTCCATGATGACAGGCGGGCTCCTGTCGGGCATTACCGGCAACCGCGCGGACCTTTTCATCATTGACGATCCGGTCATGAACCGCGAGCAGGCTGACAGCCCCACGGTGAGAGAGAAGACCTATAACGAGTACATTGACACGGTTATGACCCGCGCCAAGCCTTGGATGAGTTGCATCATCATTCAAACACGCTGGCATGAAGAGGACTTGTCCGGCTCCATCCTGCCGCTCGACTACAACGGCGAGTCAGGTTTGATGAAGTGCCGTGACGGTCAGACGTGGGAGGTGTTGTGCATCCCAGCCGAAGCCGAGCGCGACGACGATGTGTTGGGCCGCAAGAAAGGCGAATTCTTCTGGCCGGAGTGGTTTCCTCCCGAGCACTGGTCAACGTGGCGTGACAACCCGCGCGCAGCTCGGACGTGGGCGGCACTGTACCAGCAGCGGCCGGCGCCCTTCACGGGTGTGCACTTCAACCGCGAGATGTTCAAGATGTACGACCCGGATTTGCCAAGGGGATATATGTGAACCGACTAGAAGACATTCAAGTTGAGGGGTTTTGGGAAACCTTCCTCCAATGCAGTCCGCCGCCCCCGGACATGACGCCGCAGGACATCGAGCTTGCTAAAGCAATCTTCATGCAGGGCTTCGGTGCTATGCTGGCGCTAGCCTGTCATCTCCACAACGAGACGCCAGATACTCGGGCCGCCGTGCTGACCGCGATCCGCAGGCAGTTAGAACCATCGCCCGACACCAGCGATTTGAACTAGGAGGTGATGCCCAATGCCCGAGCCAACCCCGGAACCCGTGATTGACCCGACCCCGGTTATGTTAGTCCGGGGGTTCGCATCCGGTAAAAACACGCACCCGTGATAATCCAACAATACCGTGATATGGATTCGTTGCCGTTGCATCTCAACTTCTACGGTGCTAGCGACTACGCCACGATGGAGCCGCAGAAAGGAAAGAAGGAACCAGACTTTACAGAGCACGGTATTGTTGGTATCGATAGCATAGGCGATATGTGGTTTGTCGATTGGTGGTTTGGCCAGAAGGAAACAGATGAGACGGTCAAAC